TTATCGATGACTACAAGCGAAGCTTCAAAGAATATGACAAAGCACTGGACGAGCTGCTGGAGGAGAAATAATGACAGACAAAGATTTAATGACTCGCATCAAGCTTATCGTAGATAGATTATCTTTCAGGGTTGGCGATTTGACCCTGATGTACGAGCATAAGCAAGTCGATCCAGACGATTTTTGCAAAGAAGTCAGCTGCATAAAGAGCGATTTTGTCGAAAGTATTATGGATTTGATTAGAGAGTATGAGGAGGAGCATAAGAAATGAAGTTCAATATTAACTGGAGTAATGTAGCTGCCTTTATAACATCAACTTTGGCAACTATTGTTGGATGTCGTTAAAGCAGTTAAGGGTGAGTTACTATGATGAGCAATTTCGTATACACATACCAAAGAAATACTCTGTGCTTAAAGTTAAAAACCACATCACAGGAGACGAAGCGGTACAGATGGATATGCTGCAGTAAACTATAGACAATCTGTCTATATAATAATATAATTAAATTAACACGGGACTACTTGTCTCGTGTTTTTTTATTTCTTTAACAATTGGGAGTTACTAGGTGGCGAAAGTGACTAGAAGAATAGACTACATACCGATACGCGAAGTATCTAATTTAACAGTCATATTCTACAGTCATGAAGCTATTTATGTATGCGATAGAGAATGTGTGTATGTATTTCATCGCTGGTTTGTCTACGACAGAACTTCATACAGTCGCAGTTTCTCTCCTTTTCGTAGGTTTCTAATGGAGCGAAAGAAAATAACTATCCAGGAAATCTTCGAAAGGGCGAATAAATACGATTTAGCTATTCAAAAAGCAAGAGGGTTGCCTGATTTAACTAATAAAAAAGTGAGGTTTGTGCGATGAAAGTTATTAAAGTCTATCAAAAAGAATGTGCAAGTTGCGGTCATTACAAAGTGCAGATGGAACGCCTTGAAGAATACGCTATGAACAATGGATATGTAGTTCAAGTCATCCGAACACCTCTAAGTGAAAGTTTTTATAAAGAAGCGGCTGTCTGGAAGTTACCACAACCTTTTTGCGTTATTGACAATAAAGCCTACCCGTTAGGCAAATTACCAGGAGATAAAGAATGATAGCTCTAGCTGGATTTGCTCTTGCTTATTTATTAACTGCTACATCAGGTCCGTTTGATATATTTAGTAAATTACGCTCGATACTGCTGAAAAGAAAAGTGCGCGTTTTAGAATGTATGGTTTGTACTGGTGTGTGGACAGTAACATTGATATGGATATTATCAATGACAGACTTTAGTTATTTGCTGAAGCCGATTTCGGCAATAGGTTTAGTAATAATTTTAGTGGAGATAATAAAATGACAGAAGCCCCTAGAAAGCAACGCAAGCCCTCGTTTGGTAGGAATGGAGTTCCAACGCCACCAGGATTTGAAGCACACCCAGAACGTCGTCATAATGGCGCCTGGAAGAAAACAGAAACTGCACGATATAAATTGGAGCAGATGATAAAACTTACTGAACAGGAACTGGAGAAAATCTCTGAAGACCCAAATAAAAGTCTATTTGAACGTAAACTAGCCACAGCCATAAAGAAAGCTCAGTGGAAAGAGATTGAGGCGATGATTAATCAGGTCTACGGCACGCCAAAGCAAACCATTGAACAAACTAATATTGAAGCGCCAAAACCGCTAGAGGATTTATCGAAGAAAGACTGATGTGTTCGGCAAGACCTCTACTTACTATAAAATAAAACGTCTTAACAAACGTATTCGTATTGTTCAAGGCGGTACAAGCGCTGGTAAGACGATAGCCATACTTTTGATTTTGCTTGAATATGCTACAAAGAATCCAGACAAGATAATAACCATCGCAAGTATCAACCTACCTCATCTTAAGCGAGGTGCATTGCGAGATTTCAAGAATATACTCACAGCCAACAATTATTGGCAGTACTACAGAATCAAAGAGAACAAATCAGATTACACTTTTACATTATTTAATGGAACGATGTTTGAGTTTGTATCCCTTGATGACGATAAGGCTAGAGGTCCTAGACGAGATGTCCTATTTATCAATGAGGCTAACTTAATCAGGGAAGACGCATTCAATCAGCTAGAGGTTCGTACACGTGAGTTTATTTATCTTGACTACAACCCAACGGCTGAATATTGGGCGCATGAACTAGTAGGACGTGATGACGTCGATTTCGTTATCGTAACCTATAAAGATAATGAAGCGCTTGAAGATAGTATTATTGCTACAATCGAAAGGCGTCGCTCTAATAAGAACTGGTGGAAAGTCTATGGCGAGGGACAAATTGGTGAATTGGAAGGGCTAGTATTTCATGGCTGGCAATCTATCAACGAGATACCTGAGCACGCTGAATTGATAGGTTATGGATTAGACTTCGGATTTACGAACGACCCGACAGCACTTGTTTGTGTTTATCGAGAAGCTGATGGATATATTCTTGATGAGAAACTTTACAGCACAGGTTTGTTTAACAAGGATATCTCAAAGGTTATTCATAGAGAAGGATTGGCTGGCGTGCTAGGAATTGCGGATAGTGCCGCACCTAAAGACATTGCTGAGCTTGTAGAGCTGGGTTGTACGGTTAAAGGGGTGACTAAGACTAGTGGTGATGCCAAACAGACTTATAGACAATGGAGTGTTAATAAGATGAGCGAGCTTAATATTAAATACACAAAGAACTCAACCAATTTACAGAAAGAATATTTAAGATACATGTGGGCAACTGATAGGTCAGGTAAAAGTCTGAACGTACCACAAGACGGTGATGACCACGCACTAGATGCCGCTAGGTATAGGCTTACCGAGATGTTTATTCCACAGATAGAGTACGGTGGCGTACGATAGGTAACGATAATAGTATTATGAATTTATTGTCACTTTTTAAGCCAAAATCTCAAGTAAAGGTTGAGGGCATTTCTTCATTAGCTAATTTTAATACAAGGGATTGGTATAGCCGTTATTGTGCAAGTAAATATGATTCCGCCTACCCAAATATTCAAGCGGTTGCTAACGAGTTTATTACTATTATGCCGAAAGTCATTGACTCAAACGGCAAGACCGTACAGAATAATCCAATTCTTAACGCTCTCTATCATCCTAATCAAGCAGATGATTTCGTGTCATTCAGTGAGAAGCTTATTGTTTCTACTTTGGTAAATCGAAACACTTTTATTTTGGTTTGGGCAAAAGAGGACGGTAAAGCTGTAAAGACTACGAATTATGGGTTCAAGGGTCAGAATATTGCTGGATTCACGTTCTTAGAGCATCCAAGTATTACACGTCGTGACAATAAGACCTACTATCAAGTAGGGGCTGAGACTTTTACTGAAGATCAAGTTATTGTAATTTCTGGAGGTGTTGACCCAAGCAACTTATACGCTGGATACTCACCAACCGAAGCCGCCACCCAATGGATTACATTAGATGATTATATTGCTGACTTCCAACGTGGGTTCTTTGAGAACAATGCAATTCCTGCTGGTATGTTTGTCATTGCAGCTCGTACTGCTCGTGAATATAATGATATGGTTGATTTGTTGGAATCTCGACACCGAGGCGCTGGCAAGAATGGTAACGTTACATATTCTCATCGTCCAATCGACCCGACAACGAATAAGCCTGCTGAAGCACAGATTCAGTGGATACCATACGCACAATCTCAAAAGGATATTGATTTTGCGGCTGTGTTTGAACAGGCAAATAAGCGAATTGACATGGCGTATGGTGTTAGCCAGATTATTAAGGGAGTTGATGACCAAGCTAAATACTCAAATGCTGACGTTTCCGAACGCGGATTTGCTAAGCGTGTTGTTTATCCACGAGCGCTTAAGATTTACTCTCGCTTAACACATGAATTAAATAGGATTACTGGTGGAATTGGTGTTGCTATTACTTTTGACTATGAAATACCAGAGATTGCTGACCGCAAAAAGGTTGAGGCGGAAGTTATGGCGACTAACACAGATACTATACTAAAGCTGGTTGATAAAGGTTACGAATTAGATTCAGTCATTGACGCACTCAAACTACCTCAAAACTACAAGCTGCTTAAACTAGGTGAGAACAACACTACCGAGATAGAAAACGACAAGCCTCAAGTTGATGAGGGCGGCGAAGTAGAGAAAGCTCCAGACCCACGCACAGTAGGCGCGCTTAAAGCCGAAGTCTCTGAGTACGACAAGCTGTATAATATTGCGAAGAGTTTTATGCAGAGCCGTGTTGATGAAGCCATTCAAGAATTAGGAATTCAAAACGAAGCTGAAGACGACAAGTTAGAGCGTTTTATAGAAGACTCATTAGCGTTAATCACTCTATTACTTATCTCTAGTGGTACAGATCAATACAAAAAAGGCTTAGACATGGTTAAGAGCGCAGGATTAGACACTGAAAGCACTGACGAGTTTGTTCTATCTGATACTGCTAGAGCGGATTACCGTTCACATCTTACACGAGTAGCTAAATCATATGATGATGAAACTAAAAAGGTCATCAACGATACACTAGAGCGATCGCATCTTGATAATTTAAGCGAAAGTCAGACAAGAGACTTGTTGAGAGATATCATGAACACTGACGAATACAGAGTTGCTCGATTAGCCCGCACTGAAATACAGCGTTCTGAGAGTGTTGGCGATGTGGAGGCGATGAAACAGCTTGAAGCTGAAACAGGAGCAGAAATTGAAAAGACTATAAATCATCCAGTCGGCGCACATTGCCCAGAGTGTCGAGCGCTGGAAGGTGTTTGGAAGCCTGTTGCTCAGCCAATGATAAAGCTTAACGAAGCAATAGAAACAGATAGCGGCACATGGATAAATGATTATGAAGAAAATATCGGCAGCCCTATTCATCCCAATTGCGGTGGTCGCCCAAAATTCAGGATTAAGCAATGATAAAGATAAACTGTAAGTACTGTGGTAGATATTTGTTTGAAGCAGTTACTTCTACTGCTATACAGGGCTTAATCTGCCCAAACTCTAAATGTAAAGCGAAATTGAATATTAAAGTTCTGTTCGCGACTGACTGCTCCGACAAGATAAAACAGCTTGTCTTCACTGAAGATGAGAAGCCCCCTCGCACTCACGATAGCACCTCAGAATGAAAATAAGGCAATGCTCATTTGAGCGCCGAATAATAACCTTAAAAAGGAACGCTAATGGATAAATTCTGGAAGTGGGCGAAAGCTGAAGCCTCAAACGAGTTAATCATCAATGGCACTATTGCTAGCGAGAGTTGGCTCGAGGATGACGTTACGCCAAAACTTTTCAAAGAGGAATTAGCTGCGCGTACAGGCGACATTACAGTGAGGATTAACAGTCCTGGGGGTGATGTATTCGCTGGTGTATCGATTTACAATATGCTCCGTGAATATAACGGACGGGTTGTAGTGAAGGTCGATGGACTAGCCGCGTCTATAGCGTCTCTCATAGCAATGGCTGGAGACGAAATCGTTATGCTACCTGGTGCAATGATGATGGTCCATAAACCGTGGACAATCGCAGCAGGCAACGCAGACGAGCTAGGACGAGCTGTTGAGATGTTAGAGAAGACTTGCGAGAGCATGATTCCAGTTTATGCAAGCCGAACAGGACTATCTGAAGAAAAGATAGAAGAGCTGTTGGCTGCTGAGACGTGGATGACTGCCGCTGAAGCTGTGGAGCTTGGATTTGCAACCGAAGCAGTAGAAGCGAAAACAAGCTTGTCTGACGCTATGAAAGCTGCCGCTAGCTATACCTCAATCGTGAAAGATGCCTGCTTGGCACCGGCAATGGCAATCGCTACACGAGTAAAAAGCGAAGAGACCGAAAAGGTCGAAGAACCTACTGACGATACGCCTGAAACGCCAGTAGAAAATAAATCAGGTAAAGAAGAGGAGAATAAAATGAACGAGGAAATCGCAAAGGCTCAGATTATCGAGCCAAAAGAACAAGCAGAGGTTACGACAACCCCTACTGTTAATGATTATTTGAAGACTCAAGCGTCAGTACGAGACTTTACACAAGTTTTGATGGCAAACGCTGGTCGTACTTTTAATGACGTTAAGAGCGCTTGGCAAGATGTTTTGGTTAAGAATAACTTGACCGACAAAGAGTTTTTCAAATTGCCAGAGCCAGTAGTTTCTGCTATTGAAGACGCTGTAACATCAGGTGAAATCTTTAGCAAGTTGAACAAGACTGGTTTGGATGTATTTAAGGTTACTTGGGACAAATCCGACGTCGAAGGTGATACTAGCCGTGCAGGTGGACACAAGAAAGGTGATAAGAAAGACCAACAGGTCATTGACTTTGAAAGTCGTACAATTCGCGCTGGTGTTATTTACAAGTACTTAGTACTCGACAAGCAGACTATCCGCGAGAATAAATCAACAGGCGCATTGATGAAATACGTTCTGAACGAATTGCCTACTCGAATTATTCGCGAAGTTGAGCGTGCTGCTGTTATCGGTGACGGTCGTGAGACTAACGACAAGCGCAAGATTACGTCATTTACTTCTATTAAGTCAGATGTTAAAGCAAAGAACACCTTCGGTGATGAATTGACTATCGCAGCTGGTATGAGCCGCGCTGAAGCTGTAGCTCGAGCTAAGGACATGATCCGTACTGACGGTGAGATTGTTCTTATCGCTAAGAAGGGCTTTGCAACGAGCGCACGCTTCGAAAAGGGTGCTGATGGTAAATACTTGTTCCAGATTGGCGCAAAGGCTGAAGACGTGTTAGACACAGCTACTATCATTGAGCCAACATGGTTTACTGATGCAACTGACCCAGACTACGACGCATACGTTGTTGTGCTTGGTGCGTACAAGACGGTTGGTGATACTTCTGTAGAGGCATTCACTAACTTTAAGCTTGAGACCAACGAAGAAGAGTTCTTGCAAGAGCTTTACATCGGTGGTGGCTTGTCTGGCTTGAAATCAGCAATCGGTTTGAAGAAAGCTTAATAGAAAGGGAGCGTTGAGATATGCAATACAATTTGACTGAACAACAAGTTGAGAGCTATTTACAACGCTCCCTAACTTCATTTGAAAGCGGCAACTTTAATAACCTATTGCGAATAGCTATCAGTAAGCTTGAAGCGTTGATTTGTAGTAAAGTCGGCTATATAGAGGAAGAGCGAACTTTTCAGGGTAGAGACGGGATGAGGTCTGTATTTATTGGTCTTTGTTCTGAAGTTAAATCTGTTAAAGTGAACTCTAACTCGGTCGACTTTGCTACTTATCTAGGAGATAACGCTAGTCAGATTTGTGACAACATAGTACTGAATAAGCCCACAAAACATACTGACGTAATAACTGTTCGTGGTGGATTTGGTTTGAAGGTAATTCCTGAAGAATTAGCTCAAGTTATATCTGAACTGTTTGCTGTAAAACTTGCGGGAGGCGATAAAATTACTTCTAAAAAGGTCGAAGACTTCAGTATTACTTACGATAAGACAAGCGAGACCGACAGGATTATTGAGAGCTATAAGTCAATACTTGATAAATACAGTCAATGTAGTCAAATCACATTACGTTCAGGAGAGATAAGAAATGACCGTATTCGATGTGTTTAAGTCGACCCCTTACATTTTTTTGGAGATTACCAAAGGAACGGTGCGTGGCGACCTTGTAAAACACCACACAGGTTTGTCTGGCGTCTTTAAGCAGCGTAGTGGGGTTACGGCATCAAACAACATTCAAGTAACTGATTCGACCGCGACACTGCATGTAAAGCCTGTCGATTTTATAGACTTTACAAGCACTAATATGTTTGTAGGTCATGGCGTTCAAGTCAATGGAGTTTCTTATCAAATTGTAGGCGCGACTGCTGGCATGAACTTCGATACTGACACATTAGAGCATTACACTCTGACTCTGGAGCGTGCAGATTATGGAGACTACTATGGTGAAGCTCAAGAATAATATTGACGC